GGGAACCGCCAGACGCCCTAAAGGAAATGAAGGCGCCGCTTCGCGTCACACCGCCGCCGCTCCAACTGCAATGCTCACAAACACCTATGCCCACCGCAGCCTGACCGCATTGTGGGAATGCACCCGTGTCGAACCCGTAAGCCTATCCGACCAAAAAGCCTGGCTTCGTGTTGACTCAACCTATGATGATGCGCTTATCACAGACTTGATCGTTGCAGCTAGGTATGCCGTAGAGGCTATCTGTAAGAAGACCTTCATCTATCAGACCTGGCAACTGAGGCTTGACCACTTTGACAACCTCTGGCAGACAATGGGCTATCACCACTTTCCTATAAATTGGGAATGGCAACTGATGGGGTTCTACCGTTTCCATTCCGTTACCCGCATTCCATACCCGCCATTGGTTTCGGTTAGCTCGATCCACTACATAGACACCACTGGGGCAACTCAGTTGTTAGACCCCTCGCAATACATCGTATCCCCTGGCACACCTGGCAGGATAACACCAGCTTACGGAATTACCTACCCAGCAACACGGATCGAGGTTGACGCCGTTACGATTCAGTTTGTCTGTGGGATGGGGGATGGGGCCGACGATATCCCGAACAACATAACAATGGCTATCAAGATGTATGCTGCCTATCTGTACGAAAACCGTGGCAGCGAGGGTGACAAGAATGACCTGCCCACTGTGGTAGCCAGGTTGTTGCAACGAGAAAACTGGGGATCGTATCGCTAAGACAACGCCCACATTTCCGAGGGATAACTACCATCCGCACATGGAAAACGACAGATTTGCAAAGATCATCGCTAAGGTAGTGGTGGGCCTTAAGGTTGAAACCCTGAAAGTGAGTTGACATGGAACCATATACAGACCTGCCCCTAGAGCTTGCGACCATACCCCAAATTATGGAAGAGTTACACAGCCGTAGCCATGTTGGGGACTTAGTTTTCTTTTGGGAAGGGGAGCTTATTCTCGGCAAGGGAATGCACCCCACGTTACTTAACGCTGTGGGTCGCTACCTTATCCATGTTTCGGACGAGCAAGCCCTAGATAAGGAATGCGAATCGGACAACTCAGACACAGAATAACTTGGCAATCCCTGACTTTTGCTCAGGATAGTTTCGGCCAGCCTCTGCGAACGGTAAACAGCGAAGCCACAATCTGGGCTCAGGTATCACCCTTGATGGGTCAGGAGTTGCTCGTGGCTCAGCAAATGCAATCCCTGACTACCCACAAGGTCATAACAAGATGGAATGGCAACATAAAGCCCGACGATCAATTTAGCTACACGAGATACCTGCCAGACAATACCACCGAAACCGTAACCCTGAATATCCAATCCGTCATAGATGCCGATGACCAACACGTTATGGTTACGTGCCTATGCAAGGTGGTAGCCTAATGCCTGTGGTAGTCGTCAACGCTGAATCTGTCGCAAAAGGTCTGTCTGGCCTAATGCCGAACGTGCAAAAGAAGATCATACGGACAGCGTTACGGGCCAGCATGAAACCGACCCGTACAGCCATCATAGCTAACACGCCACGAGGCAAGACAGGCGCACTGAAGAAAGCTGTGGTTATCCGTGCGGGAAAGCGAAGCAAATACAGAATCAGCTTTACGGCTGGCTATAGTAACTGGGCATTAGGTAAGGAAAGCAATCTTACAGGTCTACCCCTCTGGCTTGAAGACGGAACGAAGCCACGAATGACTAAGGCGGGTCGGAAAACGGGCAGTATCAAGGCGGTCAAGATGGTGGCTAGGGCCTTTGCCTCAACGCAAAAGACAAGCGCCGACATTGCCCTATCAATGATCGTACAGGGTATCCAGACTGAGGCTAGAAGGATCAAGTAACCTTCCAGACCTTGCCACCTCGGTCAATGAATTCGGCGGGCTTATCTTCTGGGTCTTCGATTGGGTAAGACGTACATTCAATCATCGACCAATCCATTTCATGTTCCCAATCGTCAACTTGCGTTCCCAGGTCTTCGGCTACATCTTGACCGCTAATCTTACCCGTTGGCTCGTCAACCATAACTAGGGCTGTCTTTGTCAATCGGATCATAATTAAGTGTTTCGCCACCTAGCTATATAGGCTATGGCCTTCGAGACATCCCTTTATGCGTACCTGAGCAGTAAGACCGCAATAACCAACCTTGTGACAATGCTCGCCCCGTGCGCTGTTCCACCTGGCACAGCTTACCCCTATTTCACATTTCAGATACTCAGCAAAGACCGTGGCCCACATTACAAGCTCGGTGGCCCGTCTGGCAAATGCACCATACACCTCGTCTTCGACATTGAAAGCCACCTGTATTCCGACACAGTTGCCATTGCCGAAGCCATACGCAATGAATGCGAGGGGTTCAAGGGGGTAATGAGCGGAACGACCATACAACGCTTCCTCCTGGATAACGAGAACGATCAACCCCAGCCACCCACAGACAATAGCGAACAGTGGGTTATGTGTCGGGTTGTGGAATATGTGGTTGACTGTTTGGAGCCTTTACCCGTCCCGACATAATTTCTGGGTGAGAGTCATAGATACCTCGTCTCATTTCAAGAGGTATTAGAATATGACAAGTCCCGCTATCTATGGTGGTCTAGGCGCAACGATTGCTTATTCCGCAACAGGTTCGACTTACACAACGATTGCTAGTGTGGTTTCCATTGACGGCCCTAAGCTTGCTGTCGGTAGCGTGGAAACAACTAACCTGGCTAGCACAGTCAAGAGCTATCGGGCAACACTGCCTGACTCGGCCGAGGTTAGCTTTACGATCCAATACGATCCCGCACAGACAACGCATCAACAGCTATTGACGTTGTATTCGACCCCAGTGGGTACGGGTGTTGTTGCAAGCCCTGCCTATTTCTGGCAAGTAACGTTCACTGACGTTACGCCAACCGTCTGGCATTTCCAGGGCTTACTTACAGGTTATGAAATTACAGGTCTGACCGTCGAAGGCAACGTGGAAGCTAACGTGACGATCCGTGGCACAGGTACAGTAACCACATAAGAAAGGATGGGTAATGCCATTTGATAAAGCAGCGTTGTTCACATCGTCCGATACATCGAGGGTAGAAGTCCCCTGCCCAGAATGGCCCGTCAATGTATGGGTTCATTCCATGACAGCCAAACAACGTAAGGTGTTCTTCGAGGATGACACAGATACAGACAAGGAAAGTCTGGAATTTCGGATCAAGATGATTATTGCCTTTGCGTGTGACGAAAACGGCAATCAGTTATTTACGCCCGATGATGCCGATGCGTTACAAGGTAGGTCGGTTGTTGTCCTAGACCGCATTTGCACAGCTATTCTCGATGTAAACAAGATGGCTCGTGGTTCCGTCGATGAGGCTAAAAAAAACTCCTCAACGACCCCGCCCACCGTTTCCACCACAAGTTAGCCCTAGCCCTGGGGATGACCGTGGAAACCTTGCTGACGGGTAGGCGACGGCCCCTTAGCTCTTCTGAATTCATTGATTGGATTGCGTTCCACAGTCTCGAACCTTTCAGCGATACCTACAGACCATCATGTATTGTGGCCGCAACCCTGGCTAACATTCATCGAACCCGACAAACAGCGTTCTCGTCTGATGACTTTATGCCTGTGGAACGTGTGACGGGTAAGCAAATGAAGCCAGAGGAAATGAAGGCTCGTATGGCAAGTGTCGCAGCTTTACTGCCCCAGCAAGATACATAAGGCATGTCAGGAAATCCCTCTATCGTCGTTAAGATTGCAGCAGACATAGCTAACGCTTCGCATGGCCTTGATACCATGTCTGCCAAGGTCAAAGAATTCGCACAGGAAACAGGCCAATCAGGTACAGCCATAGCGGCGGGTATGCTGGACATCGGCGAGAGTTTTAACGAGGTTGCCAAAGCAGCTAATTTAGGTTTCGTTGCTCAGGGTGTCGCCACATTCAAGGAAAAGCTGGCCGAGTCTGGCGAGGCTGTGGAAAAGTGGGGCAAGAGCTTTGAGCACAACATAGAAAAGGCTAAGGAATTCGGCAAGCGTATCGTAAACATTCCACGTATCAAGCTGGGGTCGGGTCTGAACAAGTTGTTTGACGGGGCCATAGGGCAGGTTAGGGAACTATCCAGCCAGGTAACAAAGATACCTAAGATCGGTGGTGGCTTGGGTGTGGGCCTGAGCAAGATTGCCGATGGGTTCGACCACGCCATAGGACGGGTCAAGGAATTCTCGACCCACATAACGAAGATACCTATGATCGGTGGTTCCCTGGGTGCCATTGGCTCAGGCTTCGGCAAAATCGGCGGGCTAGCTTTGGGGGCCGTCAAGGCTGTGGCTCAGGTGGGCCTAGCGATTGGTGCTACGGCTGCCGTTGGTGTTGGCGCTCTTGCAGCCTTAGCCATTGAGCAAGGCGAGGAAATCACACAGACAAAGAAACTGGCAGCTAGCCTCGGGGTGTTACCCGCTGAATTGGTCGGGGTTCAGTACGCTGCCAAGCTCGCTGGGGTCGGGGCCGATGTAGCCGCAAAGGGCTTGCAGACGTTAAGCAAGAATATCGGCCTGGCAAAGAAAGACACTGGCCCCGCCTCATCAGCCTTCAAGCAACTGGGCCTATCAGCTAAGGGCCTGGCTAGCATGTCCAGCGTTGAAGCCATGAAGACCGTGGCCGACAAGCTCAAAGAACTACCGACCCATTCCGATAGGGCTGCCACTGCCTTTGCCATCTTCGGCAAGTCTGGGGCTGCGCTCTTGCCAATGTTGGAACGTGGGGCCGAGGGGATTGAGGAAGCCAGCAAAGAGGCAGACAGGCTAGGTCTTTCCTTTAGCCAGGTGGACGGGGCCAAAGTTGAGGCTGCTTTCGAGGCATTAGCCAGGGTGGGGGAAATCATCAAGGGGATCGGCCGACAGATAATGATACAGGTGGCCCCCTACGTGGAAGCCTTAGCCGAGCAACTGATGACTGTGGCAACCTCTGGCGACGATATGGGCAAGATGGTAGGCAAGGCCCTGGAATGGATCGGCACAGGTGTAGGTGTGGTGGCAGACGTGTTTAGCTTGATGGGTGTTGCGTTCTCTTTCGTACAGGCAGGTATCACTAAGGGCCTTGCAGCTTTGGCTACAGGGTTTTCGTTGTTGGCTATGGACTTGGAGCCTATGCTCGTGGCCCTGGGTCTAGTTGACAAAGGTTTTGCTGACACAGTTGACAACATAGCGCAAGACCTACACAAGCTGGCAGCCGAACAATTCAAGTCTGCGAAGGTTCAATTCATGGCAGACCCGCCTTCGGCAAAGATCAAGAAATGGTCTGATGATGTTAAGGCTTCGGCACAGAAAAACGCCGAGGCTATGGCGAAACCTAAAGAGGCAGTTGATGAGCTTGCGGCCAGTTACCATGAGGCAAGTAATGCAGCAAGCAACCTCGCAGCCAAGTTACAAGGCGAAATGAAAAACCTCGGGCTAACACAGGCCGAGCAAGAGATAGCGAAACTCAAAGACAAGATGAATGAGCTATACGAGGCGGGTCGGACGGGAGAGGCTGACTTACTTAAGGCAGAGATTGAACGGGCCGAACAACTCGACAAGCAGCTAAACATAATGAAAGAGCAAGCAACCGCACAGGATAAGCTCAAAGAGGCAATCAAACATGCGAACGAAGAGTTTGTCTCGCCACTGGATAAGCTGAACAAACGGCTCGCCGAATTGGACAAGATGAAGGAAGGCTTCACGGATAAAAAGACGGGTCAGGAAATCAAGCTTGATCCCAAAGCATTCGACAGGGCTAAGAAGGCTGCCATTGAGGAATTTAAGGGGATCGGCAAAGAGCTTGAGGAAGAGTCGATGACCCCGCTGGAACGCTACACGGAACGCCTAGAGAAACTACAGACGATGTTTGATGAGGGAACCATATCCAAGCGGGCTTTCGACTTTGCCAAACAGAAGGCAGCTAAGGAAAGTTTCGGCGATGGCAAGCCCCAGTTTGCGAACCCGCTGGAATTCGGTAGCCAAGAAGCCAGGTCTGCCATATTGCAGAACCGATTCAAGCAAGACAACGGAATACCTCAAGTGGCTGAGAACACTAAGGCCATAGCGGACAATAGCAAAGCTCAGCTTGATATACAGCGTCTAATGTGGCTGGCTTCACAGAAGGCGGAAGACACAACGGTATTCACCATCGGCAACTAACCCCGCCACAATGGGCCATGCCTAACATAGTGTTGCGGCACTATATAAGGCATGTCTGTAATCGAAGTAAAAGAGATTCATCAACAGCGTAGGGGTCAGATAGACAAGTTTCTGAACCGCACGTATTACCGAGCCTATCGGGTTCTGTGTGATACCACCTCCGATGATGCCGCAATCATCTATGCTCAGGGGCCAGCAAAAGGGTTGCCTGTTATGTGGCAACAGCACCCCAACGATAGCTCGGCCTATGTTACTGAAATGGCTCCGCAAGCCGAAGGGGAAGATGGCAAGGAACACATTGTATTAGTCACCTATACAACGGCTGTCCAAGAATTAAACCCGTTGTTGATGCCACCTATCGGCTCGTGGTCTACCCAGGAGATACCTGTACCGATTGACTATGATGTATTCGGGGATGCCATCCTTAACACTGCCGAGGATGCGTATGATCCTGCCATAGAAATACCGTTTCCTATGCCTCGTCTGTCTGTTAGTCGCAACGAGCTTATCAGCCCTTCCGTGTGGAACCTGATGGCAGGCAGTATCAACCTTGATATTTTTCAGGGCTTTCCGCCTAATGCCTGTAGGTTCTTAGGTTGCTCAGGAACGGAAAACACATACACCGATCCAAACACAAACGCCCTAGTCCTTAAACAAGTATAGCCGGAACCCATTTCGAATGGGCGTGCCAAAAAAA